CTGGTGGAGGTCGTGCCGGTCTTGACGACATATTTGTTCGCGCTGTCGCCGGCGTGGGTGATCACGTCGCCCGCCTTGATGCCGGTCGAGTTCACGGTGCCGCCTTCGACCGAAAGCGTGGTCTGGCCGATGGCCTCGCCCGCCGACACGAAGTCGTAGCCGGTGCCGGCGCCCTTGGTGTGCAGCCCGACCGCGTCGGAATGGCGGATCGCCATGCCCTGGATGCGATCGGTCATGCCGTTGCGGAGCATGTCGCTGGACCCGGCCTCGTTGGCCTTGAACAGGACGGACTGCTTGCCGCGCAGGTTCTGGATCGCCGCATGGCCGAGCACGAGCTGGCGGTCGCTGACCGGCGCGCCATTCTCGTCGAGGATGCGGGCAACGCCGGCGAAGTCGGAGAAGTCGCCGGCCGTGCCGAAAGGCGCGGTGCCGGCGGTGCCATAAGCGCGCGACGCCTTGACGTAGGCGGCGGCCCACAGATCGGCCTCGATCTCGTTCACCAAGGCGCGGATACCCTGGTAGAAGCGCTGCGCCTGGATCGAGGAGAACGTGCCGGCGTTCTGCAGGCCCTTGGTCTCTTCGCCGTTCCAGCGCACGGGCACGTGCTTCGATTTGCTGATCGTGATCGACGTGTTGCCGATCGTCTGGTCGCCAGTGTCGGGCGCAGTCACGCCGGGCGTGTTGTTCGTGGTCGACGCTTCGGGCGTGATCGGGATGATGATATCCTGGTTGAGCGCGACACGGCCGACATTGCTGTCGCGGCGCACTGCGGGGATCATGCCGACGAGTTCGCGAGAGACGACGTCCATCGCTTCGGTCAGGTCGGGAATCAGGTCGGTGAGGACGTTGGCCATTATGGCTACTCCGATTGCGATGTCCTGGGAAAACCGCAGTCGGCGCTGCCAACTTGGTGCGGGCCCGGCGCAACCGGAGGTGAAACAGGCGCAGCCCGTTTCAGCCGCGTAATATCCTGAAAACCAGGCGGGCTGTCAATAGGGCGGGAACAAACTCGCGGCGAACGAGTTGCGCCCGCCCATTTGTCGGGTCACGCGGCCTGATCGACGACCTTGCCGCCCTCGCGCACAAAGGTATTGGCTTGAGCCGGGTTGCTCGTCGCGAGCTCCTGGTAAGCCGCGCGCGTCATCGTCTTGCCGCCGCCCTCGCCGCTGCCGCCACCGGCCCCGCCACCGCTGTTGTTAGGCGCCGAGACGAACTTCTTGCCGACATCGCCGGCGGCCCATTCCTTGATCGCGTCGGCCAGCGGCTTGTCGCCGTAGAGCGCCGATCGGTTCTCACCGTCCGCGACCACCTTGACGTTGGGCAAGTGCAGCGCCTTGGCCGCGTCGAGATAGGCCGGATCGCTGACGCCGGCTGCGGTGAGTGCGGCGACGACGCCATTCTCGGCGAGCAGCTTGTGCGTGAAGCCGGTTTCCTGCTCGAGCGCCTTTTCGGCCTTTTCGGCGCGAGTGGTGGCCGTCTTCGCTTCCTTTTGCGCTTCCGCCAAGGCCCTCTCTGCCTTGTCAGCGCGGTCCTCGGCGGCGGCCAAGTCCTCGGGCTTGATCTCCGCGCCGCGCTTCAGCTTGCGGTTTTCGCTGATCAGCTCGTCGTTCTTGCCCTCCAGCTTGCCGATCGAATCCTTGAGCGGCCCGACGGCCTTTTCGATCGCGGCGTCGATATCCGCCTGCGTGAATGTTTTCTCGTCTGCCATGGTCAAATCCTTTCGCGGAGTTCGTCGAGTGAAAGCTCTCTGCCCGTCCCGCTGACCAGGTCCGAGAGCGTGATCTTGCGGGCGCGGAACATCGCCGCCCGCTCCTTGCCGAGCACCTCGTCGACGAAGGCCGGCGACTGGCGCTTGAGGAATTCATCAAAGCTCGTGGCGTCGGTCGGGCCATCGGATGAGGCGCGGACTGGTGCCAGCTTGGGCTCGGGTATGTTGAGGCCGATATCGGCGAACGTCTTGGGGATCGGCGACAGGATGCAGCGGCATGAAAAATGCTTCGGCGGCGCCTCGAACGAGACCTTCGTGCCCTTGAGCGGCTCGCCATCCAGGTCCCATCCCTTGCCGTCGAGCGCGGCGCAGACGATGCACGTGTGGCTGTCGAGCGTGGAGAGCCAGCGCACGCCGCTGATCAGCCGCTTGTTCTTGCGGAAGGTCGCCAGGCGCGCGTCGTTCGCCGCGGTCATCACCGAGCTATGGACGAGCGTCCGGGCATGCCGGCGCTGCACTTCCATGATCCCCGGCTCGCCGCCCTTTCCGACAATGCGCTGCACGATGCGCTCGTTGGTCTCGCCGTTGATCACGCCTTGCCTGACCTCGGCCGCGAACTTGAACTTGGTATCCTCAGCCTGCCTCTCCCACCATGCCGACGATGGCGCGCCGTCGATCATCACGTCTTTGCTCAAGCTGTTGAGCGTCTCCTGCGTAGGCATCGAGACGTCGACCGGGAACACGTCGCCCATCGTCTCGACGGTCTTCTCGGCGACGATCACGGCCAGGGTGCGCGCGTCGAACGACTTGGCGACCCGCGCATAGGCCGGCTCGATAATTTCGTCGGCGTCGCGGATCAGCGCTTCGACTTGGCGCTTCTGGGCACCGGAGAGCGATTTGCTTTGGAGCAGCTCGCGCAAATCCTTCTCGAGCTGCCGCAGGATCTCATCGACCACGGCTTGCTCGCCGGCAGTCGCGCGGAGGATTTGCAAGCTGTGGCGCAGGATCTGATCGCGGAGCTCAATTTCGCTCATGCCGCCGCCTTCACGAGCGCCCAAAGCTCGGTGATCTTGCCGCCGGAATAGATATCGCGGGTGCAGGCATATTCGATCGCCTCGCCTGCCGTTTTGCCGAAGTCCATCGCGGCCAGAGCGAAGCGGGCACCCGAGCCGATCGCGGCTGGTGCCTTCTCCGGGAAAGCGCGACCGTGCTCGTCATAGCTGACGATCGAGCCATCGGGGCTGAGCACGATGCAGCCGAAGCCTTCGTGCGACTTGGGCGGTTCGTCGGTCGCTCCCTCATCGAGCCAATCGGCAAAGGATGCCCAATTGTACGCGTTGCCGCAGAAGCCCGCAATCCGCCCATCGCGCAGCCGAAACAGCTTCGGATAATCGGTGAGGCAGACGTGATCATTTTCGGTGATCATACCGTCGCTCGCCATGCTCTTGCCGTCGCAGGCTATCGTTGTCATTCCCCAAGCCTCTCTATCGTCCGCATCGCCCGCTGGTGCACGGTCGCCGGCACGAAGCCGCCGCGCGCCTTGATCATCATCACCTCGGCCGCGAGGCGCAGCTCGCCGCGGTTGAATTCAGGCGTGATCGGCTGCTCGGCGCACGTGACGTAGGGCAGGCAGTGGCGGTGATAGGGGCGGCGAGCGGGTTTCACGACGGCCTCGTCTCCGCAGCCTCTCGCTCAAGGTGTTGATCAAGTTCAGCGAAGTATCTGTCGTGGGTCATCGCGGGATCGTGCCGATAGGAGTAGATCGCGCCGTCGGACGGGCTCCCCCAGCAACCCCTGGTAAGCCGCCCGCGCTCGACATCACTGGCGAGCGTGCGGAGTGCCCAAGCCAAGTCTTCAACTGTGTCCGCGCCAATCTTCACGATCAGCTCGTGCGCTCGAACTGGCCCTTTGCTCATGCCGCAATCCCTCCATCATTCGCGGGCGGCTTCGTCACCGGGCGCGGCGGCCCGCCTGCATCGATCCTCGCCTGCTCTTCCTCGAAGGTCACATCGGCCTGCACGAGATCGCCGCGCTGGATGAGGTCGAAGAAGCTCTCGTCGGACAGCTTGCCGGCCTGCACCGTCGCGAGGAGCGCGGTGAGCTGCTGCGCGTCGAGCATCATCGGGTTGAAGTCGCGGTTGATCTGGTAGGTGACTTCGCCCGCCTGGCCGGCCCATTGCGCGAAGATGTCAAGCGACCACTCGAGCCCGTCGGACACGGCCTGCACGATCTTCGAGAGGATGCTGTTCTCCCCTGCCCGCTTGATCTGCGTCGCGCCGAGCGTCTCGACCTGCTTGGTCTCGTCGGCGATCATGCGCGCGCCGAGAAGGGCCATCTCCTGCTTCTTCTCGCGGATCGCTTCCCGCAGCTCGGTCAAGCCCTGGCCGGTGAATTCGAGATAGCTCGCCTTCGCCAGCGGATCAGGGAAGACCCATGCTGCCTGGCTGCCGATGTAGAGCTTTTCGCTCGTATTCTCTTGCTGATAGCCTGAGACGACCGCGGTCGGCAGGCCGGTGAAGTGCAGGCCGTGGCGATAATCGGCGTTGATCTGGTACAGCGCGAGATTGGCGTCGACCAAGTCGATCAGCGGCGGCTCGTCGATCGTGTCGCCGCGGCCACCAGCGCCGAGGATCGCGAACGGGATGTAGCCGAGCGGCTTGCCGTCCATCAGCGGGGTGAACTCGGACAAGAGAACGTCCTTGCCCTTGTCGTCGATCGCAAAAACACGCTGCCGGTAACGGCCTTCAGCCAGGTCGAGCACGCGATAGCGGTCCTCAGGCTTGGTCTTGAACTCGCCGTCGGGCACTTCCTCGCACTCCTTGAGCACGAGCAGCGACAGCGTCCAAGCGTTGTCGATGCGAGCGAATTTCCAGTTGATGATCGACTCGGTCGGGTAGAGCTGCAGCGTCGGCCGCAAGCCGAGCACCTCCTTGGCGTGCACGGTCAGCGACACGTTTTCCGGCATGGCCGGCGCCGGCGGATGGTCGACGAGGATGCCGACGCGGCCGACCGACATGACCTCCTCGACAATCTCGGCGGCGAAGGGATCGAGCGCGACGCCCGCCATGTTGACGTCTTCGAGATAGGGCTCGATCCCCTTGGGCGCGTCGACCGTCGGCGGCTTGCGGAAAGCCATGCCGCCGAGCCCATCGATCGTGCGCCACGTGCCGTTGAAGAAGTCGGAGCGGGCGATGCGCGCCTTGTAGTCCGAGTCTTCCTCGTCCTTGAGCTTGGGCAGATAGGCGGTGCCCGCGGCGTGCACCGCGTCCTGGCCGGCGACGACGTCGCGGCAGCGCTTCCACTTCGGTGCGAAGCGGTCGTAATCCTTGTGCGTGGTCTTGACGGTCATGGTCAGATTCCCCCGATGGAAACACGTTGCATGGCCCGACCTCTCACCGGGAAGCGGTAGAAAATAAGATACCCGAGCGCGTCGGGCAGGTGGTCAAGATCACCGGACTTGTCCGGTTCACCGTTCTTGTCGTAGGCCTGCTTCTCCAGGCACTCGACAAGCATCGGGCAGCGATCGACATTGACGCGCAGCCGGCGGCGCACTGGCTTGCCGTCCCGCATCTCGAGCCCGAGGAGCGAGCCTTCCACATCGATCGCCGCGCAGATCATCTGGTTGACGCTGAGCACGCGATCCTTGACCGCAGGGTTCGACGGCGCGACCAGCACGTTGAACCTGGCCGCGCGCAGCAGCGCGATGTCGGACTCGCTGGCATTGTTCGACTTGCGATTGCTGCCGCTCGCATCGGGATAGACGAAGATCGCGTGCCCGACGAAGCGCGCCTTGATCGCTGCGATCATGGCCGGCGTGTCGAGGATGCCGGTGATCTCGTCGACCACGTGGGGCAAGCCATCGCGCAGGACGCAGACGACGGCCGCCATCTTGCCGACGTTGAAGTCCATACCGATGTGCAGCGGCTCACTTGGCTGGATCGTCTCGCTCGAGCCGTTGAGGATGCGATCGAACTCGGCGTAGACGCTGCCCGTGGTGAGGTTGACGAACTGGCCCATCAGGTAGGCGAGCAGCAGATTGGCCGGGTATGACGCTTCCAGGCTCGCGATGTAGCCGTCGGGCAGATTGGCCGCGTTCGACATCGTGGCGGCGCGGATCAGCCGATATCCGGCCGCCGGGCTCTTCTCCCA